GTTTAATTTCATCCCATGGGCCAGGACGTTGCAGGCCTGTACAAGATTCCGTGTGACGCCGTCCCAGTCGACACCGGTGATAAAACCGTACAGGGCGATGTTAAGATCAACGATGGCCTGCATGATGGCCTGAGAGATCTTCGAGAAATCTATGCCGACAAAAATGGCATTGAATACTTCCGCGAGTCCCTGGCCAAGAAAGTATGCGGTGCTCTGGATTGTCTGGAAGAACGACAGCAGAGCAGCCACTATGCCGTTTCCGGCGAGCTCGATATCCCGCGCCAGGATGTCCCAGCGGAAATTCATCACAAAGGCATTCCAGAGGATGCCGGCCCATCTGCCGAACTGAGTCCAGTCAAAGGTCTCCAGGAAACCCAGGGCAAAGAATAGCGCGGTATTCAGAACCTCTGCGATCGTCTTTCCGAGAAGTGCGGCCAGTTCCTCATCGGCGAATATAGTGTTGAGAATCTCGGCAAACTTCTTCCCGAGGTCATATGCAGCCTGCTGGATCTCGTCCCAGGGTATGTTCTTCAGGAAATCCTTGAACTTTGCCAGGAGATCCTTGAGGTCCAGATCCTTGATAGGATTCTCAACCTCAGTAAACTGAGGACCAGCGTCCCCGCCTCCTCCGCCTCCGCCGCTGTCTTCCTTCTTCGACAGAACGTTCAGTTCATCCCATGACGCAAGGTTCTGCTCCGCCTTCTTCGCCGCAGCTCCGGTCTTATTGATCGCGCTCGTCGCCGCCTTGTTATTGGCCACAAGCGTCTTATAGGACCTGCTGCCCCCGAGCAGCCCGAAAAACTGGCCGATGGCATTTATTGCCATGGAAATCCAGTTCACCAGCTGCGAAATGATCGGGATAACGAAGGACAGGATCGGCGCGAAGGCAGATACAAAAGCGCCGGACAGATTGGCAAAAGCCAGCTTCAGCCCTTCTATGGAGGCCTTCAGGTTGGCATCGTGGTTTAGGTATTCTTTGAATACGTCACCGATATTTGCAGTCATCGACTGCATCGCCCTGCTGATCAGGGAAAACACCGAAGCCCCCAGAACAAGCCGGCTCAGTGACTTCAAAACTGTTCCGACACTGTTTCCTACCTGGGCGAGTTTTGCACGCGCACTTTTCACAAAGGAGCTGATGCTGCGGAGGACGTTGGACAGGCCCCTCACCGCGGCTCTGGCAGCACTCATCATGGAAGTCTGTATGCCCCTGCCCATTTCGGCCGCGGCGCCCAGTATTGTACGCATGCCGGAAAGCATGCCCTGTGCCATAGAAGCCGTTGCATCCGACGCGGTCCTAAGGGCCCCTCTGGCCTGCTCCCAGGCAGCCCTCTTCCGCCCGGCAGCTGCTTCCTCCTCGGCCGCTTCCTGGGTGGCAATCTGCCCTTCCCTCGCTGCGATCTGCTCCCTTATCGAAGCCTCTTCCTGCTTCAGCTGAAGCATCTGCTTGGACAGCATTGCCTGCCTGATAGATCCTTTGGTCGATGCCTGGCTTCTCTCCGTCTCAGCAATCTTCTTTGCTACAGAATCCAGCTGCCGATACAGGTCCTGTACTTCACTTTTCAGTTTTGCTGTCTCGATATGTGCTTCGATCCGGATGCTTCCATCAGCCGCCATTTTTACTGCTCCGCTCGGTGGATCGTCGTCATGGCCAGGAATTCCTGGGTACGACGCTCACGTTCTTCTTTTTCAGCTTCGGTTTCCTGTTGTTCTTCGAATTCCAGAGAGTACCGCTTCTGCTGTTCCTTCCAGGCCTTCTGTTCTGCAGAACCCAGCTTCCCCGGGGGCTTACCGGTCCTAAGGTCAATCACTCGCGTAAATGCACTCTCGCCCAGCGAAGTGAGCAGGCCCATGAATGACCAGAAGTGCATTACCGTATCTTCCCTGCTCAGATCAATGCGATACTGCGCAAGGAATGCCGCAAATATGCGCCACTGATCGGCGTCATAGTCATATGCCTTCTTCTTGTCGGTCTTATCCTTCTTAAGCTGCCTGTCGGTGTACCAGCCGGACATGAACCAGGTAATCCCGCGGGAACAGGTCTCAACGTCGGGAAAGACACGTCCGTCGTCAGAACCGAAAAGCAGATCCGCCGCTACTTCCATCCGTTCCTGGGGACTAAGCGACTCATCCTTAAGCGCCTGGTCGATCTGGATCCCGATCCGGAAGTCTGTATTGATCGGATACCCCTCGAATGTTTCCGGCAAAGGATCCAGAAGAACATTACTCATTTCTGACGTCTCCGGTTGCGGTTGTATTTCAGACTGATCTTTTCACCGCGCTCCTGTGCCGCTTTCTGCATGATCGGTGTGATCTGCTCGAAGAACTCGGCTATAAGCAGTGCGTCCGGAGCGGTTAACCCGGAGAACACTTTTCTGCAGGTGTCAGGCCCGAAGAACAGGTCGATCTGCCTGCCGCATTCCTCACAGATATCTGCCACCTTACCCATAGCGGCAATTTTCTGGTCAGTCGTTGGCTCCTTTTCGGAAGACATTTCCTTTTCCAGCGCCTCCACCATGTCGCCCTGGTTCTCAATCCACTTCACCAGTTCCCCGAACCTGCGGAAGAATGTAGCATCCGCCAGGTTAATCGTGATATAGTCGCCCTCATCATTGACCTCAATCTTCCTCAGACCGCTGTCAATACTTATTCTTCCAAAACTCTCGCTCATGATCCCTCCTGATTGCATAAAGGGCAGCTCCGGAGAGCTGCCCAAATGAAAAGTCCCTGGTCCGTTAAGGGGTAGCCGTAAAAGCCAGAGTCGTAGGATTAAACGTCCCGACCTCTCCGTCACCGCATCCGCCGAGCGTGATGGAATCCACCACGTCACCGCCGGCATCTCCGCCGGTAGATCCGACCTGTACAGCGAACTTCCTGCGGATCGCATGATACGCGCCTGAGGTAGGCGTACCGGTTGCATCAACACGGACGACATACGTCTCCGCAGCGGCACCTGTCGGAAGCTCGTCGATCATCCTCTTGATCCATGCGCGGCAATCATCATCCACGCAGTCCTCGCGCTCGACCTCGATGCTGGGCGTATAGCCTTTGACCTGTGTGGTGCCGTTTCTCTGGTTGATCCACTGTTTGGTTTCCGTCTCAGCATTCATCTCCTCAGACAGACTGGCGATGCCGTCTCCAAGAAGAACGTAACTGGGAGTAGTCCCGCACATCGAGGTATCAACGAAGTGCATTAACTGATCTCTTCTCATTTGTTATCCTCTCTTCTGATACTCAAGCTGCAGATACACCTGAAAATCAACCGATCCGTCCGGAAGGATCCCGACCTGCATTGCGTGGGATGTTTTCTGAATCGACTTCACGGTCCGTTCATCAGAAAGCTCCGGAAGGCTGCTGCCCGGATACTGCCTGCCCTTAAAGGTCACTGTCTGGCCCTCAAGCCAGCAGGCAAGCGACTCCAGGCGGTTTTCCTCCAGGATCTTCATCTCGTCACTGACCGGTTTTACCCGGTACAGGATCTGAAACGCGTATCTGCCGATAAATGTGCCGGAAATGAACCGGCGCAGATATGCAGTTCCGGATGTCGGGAACACCCCCATTGCGCCAGTATCGATGTCCTCATAAATCACGCTGACACCTAAGGCAATCGGGCACTCTCTGATCATCAGTGCTATTGCTTTTCCTATAGCCTCCTGCTCCCGCCTGTCCAGTACCGGGAGCTGCTGCTGGTCACTCATAGTCCTCTCCTCGCTATTCTCTTCGCTCCGGCAATCCACTCAGCCCCATACTCCTGCTTGGCCTTCTCGAACCAGTGGTCTCCGGTGCCCTCGGTGTGATAGGTGATCGGCCGTCCGGAGGGAACCTTCGGCCCTCTCCAGCCATGCCACAAGCCATCTTCTCCGATGAAGCCGGAAGCGCAGTACTTGGGATTGATATACACCTCACCTTCGTACAGGTAATGAGCATAAGGCGTGTTCCACTCCAGCTGGCCTCCGTCAAGGCCGTTCGGATAAGTCAGGCTGCCCCTGAGCGTTCCGTTCTGGAACGGCACAAAGTTCGTGCAATCCGCAGCGACCTGTGTGGTAAGCCAGATCTGAGCATCAGTGATGTTCCTGGCCAGTCTGGAAAGATCCAGGGAGACTTCTCCCCCATAAGGACCGGCCACTCTGATGTGATGCGGAAAGAACAGCCCGTGAAGTGCGCTCCTTATCCCCATTACTTTCCTCCAAGCGCCCAGTGCGGAATCAGTGAGTAATGGTCCGCCGTATTTACCTCGTATACCCTGCCGTACTGCTTGCCAAGGTATGCGATCAGCCCACCGGTGTAGTCGGCATCCGGCAATCGCCCGGCTGGCGCGTCCGCCTCTGCACCGATATCTGCCTTGTCGGTGATGATGAAGAATGTCTTCCCGCTCTCAAATGTGACCGCCGAAAGCTGATCCTCCAGATCCCGCCAGGCCGTCGGTGAGGCATAGGGTACCGGAAGGTCGCTGTCATGGATCTTCGCCGTACAGGCGTTTTCAGCCCTCCGGCCGGCCGCTGACACCGACACTGCTTCCCTTATCTCAATCCGCACAGAATCCAGCATTATACCAAACCAGATCAGAGGCTCGCCTACGCGCCCTCCGACCTGGTTGTAAACGATTATTTTGCTGTTATAACCGATCCCTGCCATTACAGCCCCCAGTAGAGGTAATACCTGCCGCTGTCATCGGCGAGCATGGACAAATAGGGCCGCACCTGCTCGAACAGATATCGGTTGATACCATCCTGTCCTGCAGCGACGGCCTTCTCCATCTCGCTCGCCTGGAAGCTTACAGACTCACCCCCGCTCGATATGCTCTGGATAATCCCGCCCTGGTTTACGCCTGCAGCTGCCCCTGCCTCCATCTGTGCGGCTCTCACCGCGTCAATGTCAAACAGGGCATCCGCAGCAGCACAACATGCTTTGCCCAGACGCTCCAGTGCCTTCTCATCCGTAGGCAGGTTATCGACGATCCTCTGCCGGGTGATCCAATCCAGGAAATCCGATGCACGCGAACCGTATTTCGGATACGTTTCCGCAGTCAGCTTATCGCCGTACCAGGTGCCGGTATAGAATTCATAGTCCGCGTACATTGCCGTCCTCCTGGTTAGCTCGTCTTGGGCGTGATCTTGATATCCTTCAGTCTGCCGGCACACCGGGTATTCTTGAGGACGACGCCGGCGATCATTTCTACCTCACCGGTCTTTACCGCGCCGGAAGTCTTAAGATCCGGAAGATAGGTATGGATCATCTTGGAGCCATCCACAGAAATGCCGTGGAATGCATCCAGCCCCAGTTTCACCGCGTAAATGTCGGTCTTGCCTTCAGCAGATGCCGTCGCTGCGGAAGTGGCCACGCAATCGACCTCCGCACTGCCGTTGTAGTACTTACCAGCATCCATAAGGGCAATGCCGTTATAATTCTCCACCGGACGGCCGAAGGCATCCTCCGTGCGGCTGTAGTACCCCGCACGCCTTGCCGCGCTCCTGACTCTGGACAGCATCTTGCTATTCATCATAAGGATGTCCGCGCCGTTGAGTTCCGCAAGGAACGCGTCCAGCTCATCGAGGAACGCATCGGAGTTGTCGGCAAGCTCCGATGCATTCGTCAGCGAAACCGTAGAAGCAATGTCCGTGCTGGTTCCTGAAACCATCTTCTTAAGCCCGTCAAAGGTACCATTGACATATCCTGCACCGGAGCTTGCCGCCTGGCCATTGATCGCCACATAGTGGAAATAGTTGACCGCCGCTTTGATCTTCTGCTGAAGCTGATAATCCAGCTCATCAACCATTCCTGACGTATCGATAATCACACGATCAAGCTGGAAGGCTCCACCGAAGATCATCGGGCTCGTAGTGAATTCCTGCCGCTTCGCCTCATTAGGGGTATACTCGTTGTTGATCGTGCGAACCGCCGCCGTGGAAGGCGTTACCAGTCTCTGATATCCATAGACCAGCGTGGACCCCGCAGATCCCGGAGAAAGGGAGTCATCGAAGGTAAGCAGACCCAGAAGAAGAGAATCTCTTCTGAACGTGTCAATAACCTGCTCGTCGATATGGTTCCGCATACCGACCTTGGCTTCAGCTAACGTAATTGCCATATTGTTTATCCTTTCTTGTAGTAGTCCATAAGAGCGGATTTAAGCGTCCCTTTCTTTTCCCCTCCTCCCCCGCTCGTGGATTCGGTGAACTTGGCCTTCTTCTCCGCTGCCTCCTTGTCGACAATTGCCTGGGGATCCGTTTTCTTATAGGTTTCCACAAAATCAGTGAACCCCATCAGAGAACCGTCCTTCAGCTTCAGATCCTGTGCAATCAGGTCCGCGGTGAACGCCTTCTTTGCAGACTCGCTGGAAAACGTCAGCGTCGACACCTGCTTCGATACTGCATCGGTATAGTCTCTCTTCGCGATCTTGGCAGCTGCATCCTCCTCCGCCTTCTTTGCCTGAGCCTGTGCTTCCGTAATCTGCTTCTTGAGGGCTTCGACGTCTACGCCGTCAAACTTATCCAGGTCTACTTTGACCTTATCGTACTGTTCCTTGTACGAGTCTCTCGCCGCAGTCTGTTTATCGTAGTCGGAAATGGTCTTGTAGTTCTTAAGAACTTCCTTGTCCAGCTCCTTCTCCTTGTCCTCCGGCACCTCGATACCCAGCTTCTTCAGAATTGCAATGATGTTTTCCATGTTCTCCTCCATTAAATGATTTATGAATCGCTCTTTCAGCGATAGTGGATTGTGTCTGGTTTAACCGCCAGCCCGGTATAACGGCGCCTGGACTTGAACCAGGGGCGCGGTGGACTATTCCGTACCGAACCTTCCGCCGCTACCTGAGTAACAACAGCAACTCAGGAGGTCTATATGCAAAAGGCACCGGTTGCCCGATGCCTAATTGCCCAATAAAAAACCACCGACCGGATGATCGGTGGTCTCCGTAAACGGAAACAGTATTTACTTTGTGATGAGCCCTACAAACGGAGCTATATTCGCTGCGCTGCTCACCAACTCTCCCGCCTTCTTCATAAACGAATTATCAACAAGATAATCAATGCCTTTCGGTGTGATCTGACAGCGCTCAAGATGATCAATAATCACCATTGGACCGCTTAAGTACTGCTTCTCCTCCGCTCTGATTCCCTCAATCAACTCATCTTTTAACAGATTGATCATGATATACTGCCAGTACTTTTCATTGATCCTGTAATTCTTGCTCTCATTGGAGATCATATCCGGATCGACGGGATCGCCCGCTTTGAGCTGAATATACAAATAACTTAGGATCTGATATACAATTACGTGATAGTCATCTTTGGCCATCCGTCCCCTCCGGTGCGTTTATTACTTCTATCTCATCCAGATTGAATCCTAACTCGTTTTTTATGTACTCATCAATCTTCGCATTCTCTTCCGGACTTATCTTTCTATGTCCTACAGTTTCAAACGTAATCGGCATCGTCAGACGCGCATGAGACCAATACTTGTTATCATTCATTGTATTCTTCCGCTAAAATATAGTATCTTCCCTTGTTCAAGAATACTTTTTTGATCAAAAACCGCTGGCTTCGTTCGTATATAATTTCTTCTTCTTCGGGATTAAACATCCTGAAATCTCGCCCATTCTGAGCCCCGATAATTCGGATCAATACCTGCCCGTCAGGATTATAATCCTCCATCGTTGTAGTACTGATAAATTGCTGAGCTGTCTTAATGTCCTCTTGATGTATCTGATTAATAAATTCTTCTAACGAGCTTTCATCATGAAAATCAAGAGTTCTAACAAGATTTCCCTTATAACGCGGCAGTTTACCTAATACCCTATCCAATACAGCCACAAGCCGCTTTTCTTCATCATTAAGATTCTCAATACCGCCTGGAGCTCTAAGCTTTTCGTTTAATGTGTATGACCAGCCTCCCTTATACTCGTTTACTGCGGCCAGTTCCTCATCAGTCAAGTCAATTATACTTTTATCCTGTATTTTTGTGTATCTTTTCTTAGATCCTTTCCGCTCTGTCTGAATTGTTTCTCTGACATGCGCAATATACGTTCTCTCAAGATTCTCGGACAGCCCGTTATCCTTACAGAACTGACGGTATTTTGCTGTCAGGTCCGCGAGCTCCTTCTTTCGCTTCTTAAGCAGCTCCTCGATAGCTTCCAGCTGTTCTCCCTCGGAAGCCTCAGCGGCGGCTTTCAGCCCCTCCACCTGCCGCTTCTTCTTCCGGATCTCCCTCTCCATGGCCCGCTGCCGCTGGCTGTCCTCGAAGGCCTTGCGGTTCTTCTCCGGATCGAACTGCTTCATGTGGTTCTCGGTGACTCCGGGAATATACGGATACATCGAATGCCGGCAGTTATATCCTCCCAGACCCAGGGGATCATCCGGATATCCGGTAGCTTCCCGCAGCAGCGGATACTTGCGCCCGCGCAAGAAGGGCAGAAAACCCTTCAGCTTTCCCCAGAAGCTCTCCCGTTCATTGGATAGCCGGTAGACCTTCCCCTGCCATCCCGCATGATCCGCGATCGGGTTACTATCCGATACCCTGGCGCCGAGATGCGAGGAGACAATCACATAATTAGTTCCCGTTCTCTGGCATTCGTCCACCGTCATCTGCAGGGCTGCACGGTTCACACCGGTCATTACTGCCCGGCGGACCGCTACTTCCACCGTATCCCTGTGTCCGCTCGGATAATGCACGTAGAGGCCGTCTCTGGCCGCGTCGTCGATCGCGTCGCGGATTGCTTCAGCCGAACTCTTCAAGCCGCTCTGCACAGCCAGGAAGGCCCCATCACAGGCGTTTATGAAGATCTGCTGGGATTGCAGTGCCGTGGTGCGCGTGTAGTTCCGGAGCTCATTATTGGTCTGTTCGTAGTAGACCTGCATGCTCTTTCCGGCCTGCTCCGTACCGAACGGCTCCGGCTGCACTCCAGCCTCCGTGAAGACGTCTGCATCGTTGTTATGCGATTCGATTGCGGCCTCTTCGAAGATCCTCCGGACCTCTTCGTCCGACAGCTTCATGACCCTGCTGACCGCCCGCATGATGGCATCCCGACTCATGCCGGACTGCTCCATCTTGTAGATCTGCCATTCGGCCGACGCGGTCATGTGATTCCCCGCGTCGGCAATCCTCCTGCAGATATCGCGGATAGCAAAGAGATTCAGCTGCTCCCAGAGCTCCACCGCCTTATCCGCGATGTGCCCCAGGAAGCCCGGGAGGAGCATTATTCCATATCAGCGAAGAGCTTAGCCTGCGCTGCCTCCTTCTCCTCCCGCTCTGCCTGCAGCTGCTTTGCCTCGGCCTCGGAGAAGCCCTCGAACCTCGTAAGGTACATCCACATGGGGATCGTTCCGTCCTTCGCGAGTTGATACCAGCGCTGCCGATCCTCATCCTCGTTATAGGTGATATCCCCAAAGTCATAATCGACCTTGTAAGTGCCTACCGGTGCCAGATCATACAGATCGGCGAAAACTGACGCCGCCGCGATCATATCATCCAGTGCACTCTGAAGATTGTCGCGGATATCCTTGATCAGCTGGATCGTCCGCCGGTCGTCGCTTTCCACCTGCGTTGCCGTGACCATCCCGGTCTTCTCGTCAAAGACGAAGTACCCGTTGCTGTAGCCGCACTTATAGCCGATAAACGAGAGCTCCTGATTGATCCCGACTTTCCGCTCCGTGGTGTTCAGCTTGCGCTCCACGGACTCATAGAACGGATTATCCGGATTCACGTCGGTCACTTTGTGGACATGGGACGGGAGCCGGTCGCTTTTTCCGGAAATCAGCATATCGGACAGCAGCTCAATGGTATTGCTGTTGTCAATCTCATATCGGTTCCGGCTGTACCCGATATCCAGCGTCTCCATTTCCTTGATAGCATTCGAAAAGATCGCGCTGCCCATAGGGCTGTCGATATCGATATTGTTGGCGGAAGGCATCGTGAAGATCCCGAACAGCATCCGCTCAAAGCCGCTCCGGTCATTGCGCTCAATGGCCACCTCCGGCTGCAGGGCGGCCCATCTGGTTTCTGTGATCGGAATCTCCTTACCGAGCAAATCAGGGTTGCTGCTCTTATAGGTTCGGTTTGTGATGATGTATCTCGTTACCGGACCGGACTCGTCCGTCATATTGCGGATGCGGTGGTACTCGTGTTTTGTGTAGTAGCTGTCCCCTTCGGTATAGGAATCCTCGAACACGATCCCTATCACTTTCTTATTGCTGTCCAGTGCCGTGATCTCAAAGCGATCCGGCGTGATCACGTCAATCCCGCTGCCGTTCGGCTTGAAGATCACCGTCCCTCCGGCTGCGCCGTATTCCACCCATTTGCGGAGTCGGTGGTCATAATACAGCGCATCGTCGACCAGCTTCTGAAGCCATTCCGCCCTGGCGCTTCCGGACACCTTGATTCCGATCGCCAGTGTGGTCAGGCGCGCCGTTTCCTCGCAGACCGATTTTGCGAAATTGATCGTGATTATCCCGTTGTCCTCATCCACCCATGAAGGGGTCCCACGGTAAATGCGCATCCACCTCGATACTGCATCATCCATCCTGGTGCTGGCCACCGGCTCAACATTGAATTCACTTTTGATGGCGCTGTGAAACATCCTGCTCCACACTCCTTTTATGACATCTATCAGGCTCATCTCTTAAATATCCAGGTCGATCCGCTCAATGAAGTTCAGAAAGCAGTAACAGGTAGCGTCATACCAGTCATTACAGTTCCCGATGTTCTTATCTTCGGGAATATCCGGATGATCCTCATCCCATACCAGCGAGGCCAGTGCCTTCCTGACCTGTATGCATCGTTCATGAATCTTCAGTCGGCCGGTGGTCAGCAACCGGTCTAGTGTCTTCGGCCGGTCTCTGACCTCATTCTTCCGGCAACCCACGATCATGTTCCAGGGAAGCTTCGCCTCTCTGGCCGAAGACCGCAGGGAATTAATCATGGTCTTACTCGCGCTGTCCGGGAACACCCAGTCAACATGCCGGTACTCTTCCAGGCACTCTTTGTAAAAACTGATGAATTTCGTGCAGATCCGCTCCGCGTCTATGTCATCCGTCAGCGGCAGACCGGCTTCCTTCAGTATCCGGAATTCCGAATAATCCCCGATGTATCCACAAAAAACAAACGTGGTCTTCGACTTGTTCCCGCCAAAGTCCACGCCCATTACCGTCTTGCTGTATGACCTGTTCCCCTCATACCGGGGATTCTCCTCCGTCCCGTAATTGTCACTGTCCCGGAAAATATATGGTGTGTCATCGTCCGCCAGATACCGGAAGATCAGGCCCTCGGCCAGCGCCCACAGCCCGTCGATATACCTCTTGTAGAAAACTCCTGAATACTGAGACCTGTACCTCTTCTTGATCTTCTCTGAGAGGGACAGGTTGTCCTCCATGGTGAAATGCAGATACACCAGCTGCTTTAAATCCGGCAGCATGCCGTTCACCGTATTGTTGCTGATCAGCTTCTCAGCAGCCTCTTTCCCCACGTACTGGAGGTACCCCGTCGATTTATCAACCCACTCCTTTTTGAACCAGTGATCCGGGCCCTCTGGATTGCAGTTGAACCAGAACTTGGAGCCGTCTACGCTGCATCTCGCAGTCGCCTGGTCGACGAAGGACTCCGGCATCAGCGCGACCTCGTCAAACAAGGCCCCTGCTGCCGTGATTCCCTGAACGAGCTTTCTTGAGCCCTCGTCCTTCCCGCCGAAGATGTAATAATAATTCTCTCTGCCGTTCCTGCGGACAATGAACAGATTATCTCCACGCTTGTCCTGATACACATACCCGCGCCCTGGCAGCATCTGCTTCATCGGCTCAAGGACGTTCCTTCGGAAGGAATCGATCGTGTTCCCGGACATTATAAAGTTCTGCCCGTCAAACTCATTCATGGACCACATGATAAAAGACAGTGCCATGCTCAGTGTTTTCCCCGAGCGTATGGCACCGTCTGCTATGATCCCGTCATATTCCCGAACCGGGGATGTTTCCATCCACCAGTTCAATATCTGCCGCTGCTTTCTGCTGAACGGTCTGAACTTGAACAGCGCTTTCTTCATTCCAGTCTTCAGCGGCCTTTCCCTGCAGCGCTTCTAAGAAGCCATCATCCTCCATATCCTCACCGGATGGCGGCAGATTGGCCTTGGCCACGTCCACCCTGACCCGCTGCTCCTCTGTTAATAAGTCATAATGATCCGCCAGCCATCGCAGTGCGCTTTCCCGGTCGATCAGCCGGAAGCTGATTCCTTCTTTCGTCTGCCGGATTTCCTTGATCAGGGTGCCGTCTATCTCGTCTGAGCTTCGAAGCTCCAGCTTCCGCCCGTCAAAACTCAGATAATCCGTGATGTCTGCGAAGGCAATATCGATGTACTTCTGGACAATATCGTCGGCTGACAGCAGCTCCCGGTTGATCCGATTTTTCTTCAGACGTTCTATCTCTTCTCGTATCTCCGGACGAGCCATCCATTCATAAGCGTGAGCATTCGCTGTCTCCCACGAAACACCACAGGCCTTTTGGTATGCTTTCGTTGCATTAAAGCAGCGGACGTAGTGAAGACAAAACAGTTTCTGCTTATCAGAAAGTACATCTTTAGTCGGTGATTTTTCTAAGGTGTCCTGCTGCCCGATCAGAGCCTCTGCAGCATGTGCAACGCGTTGCACTTTTCGCGTTGCACTTTTTTTCTCCTTTTTCCGTTGCGTTGCAGACCCTTTTTCATCCCATCTATCCCGCCTCTTCCAGGATCGGATAGTAGCAGATGAAACGCCCAGCTGCTCCGCTATTTCTTTTAGGGTCAGGCCGTTCCTGTATAGATCAAAGGCCTGTTCGCGTGCCTCTGACATGGCCAAACTCTCTCTTCTGCGGGTTTATTCGTCTAAACAAACGAAGGCAGCCGCCTTTTAGCGGATGCCTCAATATCATATTATCACGTGGTAGTATGAACTTTGTGAACACTTTCAAAATGCCTCACTGCTCTGGCCCGGACCTTATAGGCTCCTCGAATAGTGTAATGGATCTGTTCTGCCACTTCTTTCATGGACTTCCTAGCGATAAAATATCCCATTAACACTGCTTTCTCAGTATCGTCGGCCAGTGCTTCCACCTCATCACTGATCTCAATTACCAGTTCTGCTTTCTTCCTGGCCAATCTATTCGATTCTCTGCTGAGATCGGATATTCTGGCTGCGATCCTGCTTAGCTGATCCTCAGGCGAAGTCTGAACTTTATCTTTATCATATCGGATCGCCTGCGGAAGCAAACAACTCTCCAACTCCGTGACCTGGATCTGCAGCCGGCGGATCTTATAATCGATCCGCCGGGGCTGCATTAAATAGTCATAACCTGTCATGACCATCCTCCATCATATTTCTTATCCCCTCCGGTTTCCTTCAGAATAGTTTCACCATCCATTGCCGTCCTCCCGTTCTGTACCTCATCACTACAGCTTTTCCATGATATCCAGCAGGCTGTCGTGCAATTCGGTCCTGGTAAACTGCCACCTGTTGAAGTCATCCTTCTGCATCAAACGCTCCTTGAACTCTCCCAATTCTCTGAGAATACTATCTAGAGCACCTTCGATCTCTTCCTCGAGAGCTTCTCTGTAACCTCTACCGATCATTCCCTGCTCGCCTCCAGATCTGCCTGTGTCAGGCACAGTCCATAGAAATCCTTCAAAGCATCCATGAACAAACTATTCAGAACCTTCACGGGCATAATCGCGGCAATCGCAATCGTCCCATTCTTTATGACGATATATGGCGTCCCTTTCGCATCGCGCCTGACATAATGCCGGATATAACCATCGTCGTCCGCCAGCTCATCCTGAATTGGTCCCAGAAGCGCTCCGTCAAAGAAAATTAGTTGTCCTGCTGCCTTGACGGCCTTCAGGATCCTATCCCCAACACTTATCACGACCTGCATAACCTGTGCGTCAGCTTCCTCGCTCGAATAATTGTCCAGATCGATATCCTGAAGGCCGTCCGGAGAATCATACGCCAGGTTGCCGAAATGCATATCTTCCGCAGCTTTTCTGGTGATATCAAATGCCGTCAGAATCTCCCCCACATCAGAAATCCTCGGAAAAGACATCGTGGAATAGAACCCGTATCCATTGGACATCCATGTGGTGCCGCTCCCGGAAAAATAGATGATATCGAGATATTTTGCCCTCTGGGCAAGCCTGGAAAACTTACTGATCTTCATCCTGTTCACCCTCCTCTTCGTAATCAGACCGCCATATGCCCTGAAATGCCCTTTTAAGCGCTTCTGAAATACTCTCTGCAAGTGTCTGGCTTTCTTTAATCTCTTCAGCATCTGCTACAATTTCCGTTTCAACTACTCTGATTTTCATGACTGGTCTCCTCTCAAATCTGCTTCCCTCTATCGGGGTCTCTTCTTGCTCCTAGCATGCTCGCACAGTCCTCTTTTTCTCCTGCATGCCGCTGAAGAACCGTGCACCTCTCGTCTTGCCAGTGCACACATTCTCCGCACTTTATCCTCGCATCTTCCGGAGTCGGTCCTGCTGCCACACCAGACTTGCCGGGTTCCGGAACGACATCCGCCTTCAGCTTTTCCGTTTCGCGCTCATCTTGATCACTTTCCTGTCCTTTTTGATCACTTTCCGGCTCTTTCTGTACACTTTCGGCCTGCTTGTGATCACTTTTCTCTTGCGCCCGCGCAACTCGCACTTTTTTTCCCGGTTTCTTTGGCTTCGGCGGCTCCTCCTTCTCCTGCTGCCCGGCCGGAGGCGCCGGTTCTTTTTCCTTCGGCTCCGGGAAGTTCTCGCCATACGCAGACCGCCACGACTCCATGAGCGTCGGCCCACCGCACATAATCTCGCTCGTGGCCTCGTCCAGCTCCTCCCAGGAGATTTTCCTCTTCTCCTGTGAGCGCACCTGGATCAGCACGGGCAGCTCGTCGCCGCCCTTAAATGAAAGCATCACCGCGCCGGTCCCCGGGATCCTCGCCGACAGGATCGCCACGCCGTGTGGCGCATAAGCCCCTTCCATGACCTCCCTGCTGCCTCCAGGAGCATCAGCCTGCTCGGCGGATTCGTAGATCTGCTTATAGACGTCCGGATTCTCATGCAGCCAGAGCTGCAGCATATCCACCAGGAGATCTCCGGTTCCCATCTTCTCCTCAATCATCACCTCGATATCGGAGATTTTCTCTTCCTCTGCCACAACGCTTTTGATCTCCCGGACTTCGTCCCTGGTCATATCCGGTGTGATCGCCTCCGCCACCGGCCCTGGGAGCGTCAGCATCTCCGTAAGCAGGGAATAGCTGTACTGCCGGTACTGAGGAAGGAGATTCCCGCTGCCATCCCCATACTGGTCAGCGATGGAAATGAACCTTGAAGCCTGGGACTCGGATATCTTATAGTTCGCCTGCGCGAATTCTCCCATCGTGGAATACTGGGAGCTGACCAGTATATCCGTGTCTCTCGCCACCTTAAGCAGGTACCCGATTCCCACGAAGTTTCCGACCGTTCTGGTCATAACCCTGTCGAAATCCCGTTTGAATTCCTCATATGCGGTATATACCAGTTCCATCACACTTCCTCCTTTACTTTTGCCATGTTCTTTCGCACCTGATTCATCCAGCGTCCTAATATCGCACTGACTGTTCCCTTATCCGGCTGCCGGTCATAAGCTGCATAGAACTGCACTATCCGTTGGCCGTCTGTCTCAATCGTGTAATATGGCACAGATGGATCCTCCTTCTTCCGGAGGAACAGGATAAAACTCTTACGCGTTGCCATATTCAACATGTAATGATCCGATGCTCCTACGCAGTGGTGCTGTTTCTGGCCTTCATCGACGATATCCAGGTACGAATGCGGGATGATAATTAGGCAATCGCTTTCCGGATCTTCATAGGCAAAGATCTGACAGTTCCTGTCGTAGTCCCTCTCGATCCCTGCAAACTGGGATTCTTTCTCCTTCAGCTCGGCCTTCCTCTTCTCCGCTCTCTGTTCATCCCTTCTGCGGTTAAGCTCCTCCAGATATCTGTCATGGAACTCCAGCCATCGCTTATTCCTGTAGATGATTTCATCGTGCACATTCATTCCCTGCTCCTCGGCCATATCCAGGTAATCGGCATACCTGCGGATATTATCGTGAGTCAGACCGTCGGTCTTACGCAGGAGAGCCATTACATGATTGATGTTCAGACCGCTCCGCACCGTGTCGATCAGTGCATCCGCCTTGAACTCCGACCGGATCAGGCAAAACTCCTTCAGATTGGCGTCCGTTATCCGCGGATCTACGCGGAGCATCTCAAAAGCGTACTTTCCTCCGTCATATCGCCGCAGGCGGTCCCGCTGCCGAGCGGGGAGGCGCATAAGCTCCTCCGCCGCCCGATTCGGCTCCCCCAAGCGATCCAGGGAATATCGGATGAATCCGCCTTTGACCAGTCTCTCCAGTACGGGGGCATGATATAGTCTGTCCAGAACTATGCTCGGATCCGCCTTTCCGTCCAGTATGCGGACTACTGATCGCTGTGCCGGCGTCATGTCGAGCTCATCCAGGTTGTCGTAGAGGTAATGCTTTCGAGGCAGGTTGTTGATCAGTCCGCACTTTCGGTCCCAGAATCTCTGCTTTATTCCGACTGCTCCGAAGTACTCTCCGTAATACCAGGCTTTCCATTGACTGCCATAGTCATTTGTATATGCCCTGCAGATCTCCGTGACCCTTAGAAGATCTCCCGGCTCCAGTTCGAACTGCTCCACCCTGAATATCCGTTCGATTTTCTCTCCGCACTCCAGCGGCTGGAACAGCTTGACGTATTTCGTCTCTCCTCTGACGGCCAGCTTCCTGCAGAATCGTCGAAAGTTACCGGGAAGCTTTGGCGTATCCTTCATGAGCCTGTTGATCCGCTGCTGTTTGCGGTCATCGCTTTTCCCTTTGGCTTTCTCCCTCAGGTCCCGCTCATAATCGGCAAGGACATCCTCAGGGCTGTATCGCACGTCCCTGCCGATAAGCTCTTTGACCAGATCGATCAGATTATCTGCCCTCCGTGCCGTTTCTCTTCCGTGCCATTGGGCCAGAATCGTATATAGACCGTCTTTATTCCACCTGGAGGCGTATTCTTCCGAGCCTGCTGCCCATGTGCGCCAGGATTTCCGGCTGACGAAGTGACGGAATGCTAACTCACCGGACTTCTCATGATAGCCATCGATCTCGACTGTTTTCCCCTCGTTCGTCCTGATCAGTCTTCCTGTCAGGAAAAACCTGTTTCTGAACGACGCTGCCTTTTTGTTCGGCGGGAAGGGGCACGGTACCGGAGGGCTGTCCAGCAGCCCCTTCTTCTTCATGCCCTCCCTCCGTAGTAATGCAGGATCCGCTCTCTGAGATCCCGATCTGTGCCGCAAACAATACCGACATTGCCTACCCTGGCCTTACTGGCCTCCTCACGCATGGCGTTGTATATGGAGTCCGGGTTCTTCCCCTTGGCCATCACCTGCGTCTGCAGATGGCCATCCTCGAGCATGGAGCGGATCATGGTATATATGACCGCGTTTGCTGTAGCCGGGTTCTTGCTCGCTTTCTCATATACCGCCAGGCGTCCCATGGCCGCTGTGTACGGCGTAGAAAACATATCCGTCTCGAGTGTCGCGTAGTCGTTGGCATCTTCGATATCAATGCCGTTCTCTTCGGCCAGAGCCCGGAGGGAGTCCAGGTCTCCCTCCTCCCTCAAGCCTTCTGCTGCCCTGTTAAGCTCTTCACTGGAGCCAAACTCTCCGAATTTGTCGAACATATGACCTCCTCTTTTCCTGCGCACTACTGTGCTTTGCAATGTATATCCTCTGCTGTTCCCTGCAGCACAATTCCATGTCTGTACAACTCTCATCTAGGCCTCTTCCGTGCCATCACCCGTCCGCTCCTTTCCATTTCCAGGCTCTTCCTTGCCCTTCCACCGCAATGCCATGCCCTGTTATGCCATCGCCGCGCTACTCACTGCCCCTGCGGAACTAAACCTTGCCTTTCCGGGCTCCGCACTTCCACAGCAGGGCATTTCGTGCACAACATATCTTTGCCTTGCCGCCTGCCGGGCCAAGCCTATCGATGCCTTTCCTTCTCTACGCAGCTCTCTTCTTCTCCCTTTCGCTGCCGCGTTGCGCATTGCTTATCCAGCTCGATACTATTCAGTTCCATTCCGTACCCTGACATCTCGATACCGTGCCCTGGCAGTTCATTCCGACAGGTCGTACCAGACAAACCGGCCCATACCGGAGTTATGCCATTGGCCAATGCCGTTCAGCTCTCCGTAATCCAGCCACTCCTCAACAAGAGGCATCAGCTTCGGATCCAGGCACTTAACCGTGAACTCGATCTCTGTCCCCGCCGGCACTGACTCCGAATTGGCCAGCGCGATCCGCTCTCCCTGCGCGGTCTGGGCCCGGAGCGGTCTCTGCAGGCTTCCCACCTCTACCACTCCGCCCTCCGGATTGCGGAAGAGGATCCTCCTCTCGTCGACGAAGACCAGATTGTCGATTTTGGTCTTATATGCCTTGAGTTTTGAGCTGTGCGAGTCCGGGACCTCCCGCATGGCCTTGCAGGCGTTCTTCATGAAGCCCTTGATCTGGTAGTCATACAGGAACGGCTGCTCATCCTCGTCCCTGGGGAACACGGTCATCTCCTTCTTCTCCACCGCGTCAAGGCCGAGTGCTCTCACTTCTTCCTCGATCGTCGTTGCCGTTGGCGACTTCGAGGCGATATACTCCCTGTGCAACTCCGGATTGCCTGATGCCGTCCCCAGCACCATCTCCGTGAATACCAGACGTACTCTCTTCTCTTCCATCGTTCTCCTCCTGATTGATGAACCGGAACCCGGGCTCCGCACTTTCCTTCCGTGCGCTTCCGCCGGCCGGTCCTGTATTTGTCTCCATCCAGTTCTTCCCGAACACCGATACGAACAGCTCATGGCCATACCTCTTCTCAAAGGCCTGCTGCCCGATCTGCTTCAGCATCAGATCCGTTCCGCGGTTCCTGTGCACCGCTTCACGCCCGATCCGGTGATGATTCGGGCACAGATAGACCTTCAGCCCGTACCGTTCCGACAGGGAGCGGTTAGGATTGCCGAAGAAGATATGATGCTCCTCGAGATCCGTCCGGAAGTGATACTCCTCCCCGAGCAGCTTGCAGAGGTAACACCGGTGCTCCTTCTTGTCCTGGATGATCGACTTACTCATTTTTGAAAGTGTCCAAACCCGCCAGCGCTATTGCGCAATAGCGGCGGGCCTATTTTTCAGATTATTGTGTTCAAATTTCACGCCAATCTGTACAACTTATAGGGTGTCGAGAACCTCTCCGCGCTATTGCGCAATAGCGCGGACGGGCATTTTGTTTTCTGCCTTGTTCAAATTTCGTACATATGTTCAGAGAATCCCCACAGTGCTATTGCTTATGCGTGTTTGCGGGATTTCGTCCCGGCTGATCATGTCATAGCTGCACCCGAGGCGCTCCGCGATCTCCTGCCACTTCTGCACGTGTGCAATTCTTTTGCCCCTGGTTCTCTTCCAGCCGTTCTTCTCCCACTGGCGCAGGCTGTATATAGCCTCCCCGATCGCAGGACACCTGCTGGCGATCCTGACGCTGTCGTAATTGCCGCGCTTGAGGTGTCTGGCCGCCTGCAGGAGAGCCTCCACTGCCATGTCGTACTCGCTCCCGCTGTACTCAGTCATATCTCCCTTGAGAGAGTGGATCCGCTCATATTCCTTCCGCGTGATCACCGGCGCCAGCGGATATTCCTGCTCCTTTATCACCTTCATCTTGTACGCGGACATGTTGTAACGGAACCAGCCCTCGTTGGCCACCGGGCCCCGCTGGCTGGTCTCGATCTCGATCACGACAATGATCTGGTCGTAATCATCCATCGTCTCCTCCTTTCCGGTCCCGGATATACCGGTACTCCATATATGCCCGGCCGGTCTCCTCGTGGATCCCTGATCGAACAGAGTGTTCGTCCAGGTGATATCCCTTGCGCGGGCGCAATTTTTCTGAAAACGTATTTGCCATCACTACTTCTGTGATGATCTTCGGCTTTTTCAGATTCTTGGATGGCGTATAGTGCCGCCGGCCTACCTTCTCACTCCCGCTGGTATATGCATCCTTCATCAGGTACTCAGCGAGCTGTGAAAACTCCCTCTCCCCGGAATCATTCCCGTAGAGCGGCCTCACGTTTGCCGATCCCTTCCAGGCCTTCATGATCTCCGCCTGCATGGTGCCGCTGTGACTGATCACCATATGGACGTGGCGGGCGCCTCTCGGGCCGGTCTCCAGCGTGTAGACATACCGGAGCTCCAGTCCTGCTGCCTTGTACTTCGGCCGCAGGGTTCGGATGAAGCGCCGCACCCCGTCCATCATCTCCTCATAGTCCGTGGGTTTAGAGTCCGCTCTCCACCCGAGCGTGAGGAGCCCGTCCCGGTAGAGGTGAAAATTCTCGTCCAGGAGGAGCGCGAGATAGCGCTCCTGCCTCTTCAGGTTTCTTCTTTTCTGCGCGTCGCTGGTCTTGGCCTGGCGCTCTCCGGGAGGAGATCCTCCTTTCCCGTAGCGCGGAGCATAATACTTCCACTCCGAGACCACATCTCCCGCGACTGCTTTTACTCTCACGTATGGCATAGGTCATTGTCGGTTTGTTAATTCCTTTACCGCGTCGCAAAAGCGGGCTTTCCCCGCTGTTTGCAAATTGACTTTTGCGGTCAACTATGTCATACTTGTTTTGTCGGACAGGTATGACATTACCTTCGGAATCGGACGGCGTAAGCCGTCCTTTTCTATGTCTTCTTTTTCTTCCTGACTTCTAAGCTGGCCGCAGCGCCTTTCACAGCCTTCTCGGCCAGCTCCGGCCACTCGAACAGAGCTTCCGGCTCAGGATCAATCCGCACCGCTTTCGTCGGCTCCGGTGCCGGCGGCAGACTCCGCTTCACGTATGCCTCCACTGGGCTTTTCCTCCTTTCCCTTTATTTGAATCCGGCGGCAGGTGCTGCCCCTGCTGCGCGTCATGGCAAGACCTTTACTGTGGTGGGAGTAGCCAGCATCTCGCTCTTCGCTGTCCTCTGGGACCGCCGGTCAGGTGCTCCCGTTACCTCCGGGAGCGTTTGCCCTGCTGCCGAAGCAGCCTCTCCTTCTGCAGATACTTCTCCAACCAGGGATAATCCTCCGGAGTGGCATACATCTTTCCCGGCCAGTCATCGATTCCTGTGCCTGTATCCAGGATTAATTTGCACTGAACCTCAGGATTGTAGTAATCATCCGGGGCCGGCCAGATATCCACGATCGTCCGAGGCTCGAAGCCCCATGACTGCCCCTGGGTTATGATCTGATCACCGATCTGCAGATCTTCACTGCGTTTCATGGCTCTTCTCCGCCAGTTCTCCGGCAAGCTTCAAAATCCGCTCGGCATACCCTGACATCCCGCACTCACACCGTCGATACGCCTCTGCCCTGGAGTCGCCGTTATACCGCATCAATGCGTAGGCGATATTGTCTGTGCCAGCCAGAAGCTCGGAAAGGTAGTCCGCGCCGACTGCCATGCATCCGTCAATCGTAAAGAGGCCTTCTTTCGTCACTCCAAGCCTGGCCATGCGATCCTGGTGCCATCTTGGATTGATCTGGAGGAGTCCAAGGCAATCACCGCCGACAGCCTCCGGATCATATGAGGACTCATAGAAGGCCATGGCCATCAGCAGCTCCGGAGCGATCCCATATTCAGCCCCATACTTCCTCGCGGCCTCCTGAACCTCGACCGGTATGCCCGGATAGATGTACGGGCTCTCTTCATCACATGCGCTCTCCTCGGCCGCTGGCAGCTCGACCTCATAAGGCACCGGCACGATCCTCTGCATCAGCGGTCCTGCTGCCTCAGCCGGTTCCGCGCGGCCAATGGCCGTACACATGGCCAGCAGCACAGCATATTCGATCAGTTCGCCTTTCCCTCTCATCGCTCCTCCTCACCCTGCGAAATGCAGGATCTCGAGAACCCGATCGTCCGGCATCTCCGTCGCCCTGATCAGCTGCCGTAATTCCGCCAGCGTGATTCTCGTCGGCATCTGCAGCCGATCATGCAGTGTACTGTTGGGAATTCCTGACTTCTGCGATATCGCCAGCTCCGTTTCCAGCCCCGCATAAAACGCGGCGCCACGGATGATCCTTGACGCAGGATCTTTAATCTTGTTCGGCATCTTCACTCCCCTCCTTACTGGCGGCCCCCGCCGGCTCTTCTGCTTCTTCCCGGTTTGCAGCCCGGGGAGCCAGCAGTGCTGCTGTCTGCTTCGCTCCGGCGATATACCCGGAGATATAACTCCGGGATTCCGCCGGCATGGCCGCGATCGCCGCGGCCGTTTCCGCTACGTCCTGTTCGTGCATGTCGACTACTGCCTCAGTTTTCATTCGCCCTCCTTTCGTCCTGCTCATCCAGCTGCTTCTTAAGCTCGTCGTGCAGTGCTTCCCACTTCCGGGCCGTTGCAGGCAAAACTACCGTCCGCCGGTACTCACCACACTCCGGATCCCGCATCTCGGCATTTACGTTTTCCACAATCTGCGTGCACGCGAGCATCAGATCGCAGATCTCAATTCTCTTCAGCTTCAGGCTGTAGGTCCTCTGATTCGGGCTCATCTCTTTCCCTCCTGGTTCTGTAGGATGTTTTTCTTGAAGGCTGTAAAGCCTTCAAGAATCTGTGTTATCCTCCCGCTAGCGGGAGGCGCGTCAGCGAAATTTCACTGCGAAACCACTTGTTGTTCTCTTGTTCCGTCATGCAACATTGTAATCACGTCACGTAACGTTGTCAATACGATTTTGTTTCGTGATGCAACTTTTCTATTGAATTGTATTTTTTCACGTGCTATATTGAATGCATGCTTACAGAATAGTGATGTGACACCTGCTGCCAGCAGTTTAGATAGGAGGAATAATGACTGAGAACGAAAGAATTAAGATGATCCGCAAGGCCGTTGGCGGCGGCATGTCTATGGAGGCCTTCGGCATCCGTATAGGAGTTACGAAGGCAACTGTTTCACGCATTGAAAGTGGATCAAATGCAATTACCGATCATATGCGCCGCTCCATTTGCCGTGAATTCCACGTCAACGAGGAATGGCTTCGGGACGGCGTCGGGGATATGTTCGCGCCGGAACCGGTCGATATGATCGGACGCGTGGCCAGGGAGTACGGCCTGGATTCGATGGATGAAGAAATCCTCAGGCAGTACGCCTCTCTTCCGGACGATGTCCGGGACGTAGTGAAAAAGGCGATTATCGAGATTGCTTCAAAGAACTCTGATCAGAAGACAGACAAGAGCAAAGACATCGAGGAGGAGCTGGCCGACTACAGACGCCAGCTTGAAGAGGAGAACGATACCCGGGAAGGATCTTCAGCTTCACGAAGCGCTTCCGCAGGATGAACGATATTTTATAATTTGTTCTCTTGTTGTTTGTTTTTCAAGTATGATATAGTCCTTACATAGAAACCGCCTGCCACGGTTAGAATATGGCAGACGTGTATGTTTAACTTCCGCGGGCGACGGAGTACCGATAAGGTGAAGAATATCGCTCACTTGTAAGGGCTTACTTCGGTAAGCCCTTTTGCGTGTAAAGAGGTATATATGAGAATAGTTACAATTATATCCTCTAATCTTCATAGACTGACTATTGACAAAGAGATGCTTCAAAATTCTGATCGTCCCTGCGTGCTGATTCTAAAGCTGAAATACAAAGGGGTTAATCATTGTTTCGCCGTTCCAATGCGTTCAAATATAAGTGCTGCATCTCCCAAAAATGAGTACTTTCCATTACCGCCGCGTTATACTACCCGGTCAGAAAGACGGCACGGCCTGCATTATATTAAGATGTTCCCTGTCGATCCATCCTGGGGACTTCGTTACCGAACTGAAGGCAATACATATGCCGTTTTGATTAAATCAATAATAGACCGTAATGAAAAAAGAATTATCAAGGAATGCCAGGACTATCTGCAGAGATACGAGAATGGTAATCGACCGAAATATGCTACAGATATTGATTTATTGCTCACGTTAATATGAATGAGTGCAAAAAACCGCCGGCAGTACTGCAATACTGCCGACGGGGTTGCCTCCGGAGAGGAGGCAGTGAAGATGCCCTTCGCTGCTCATTATACCATCTCCTGAGGCGCATTATCCATTAATGCGCTATTTTTGCGCTCTTTTTCAGGAGGTGTGTATGAAAGCAACCAAAACAAAGACCGGCCTTTATACCGTACTGGCCTATTCTCCGGATGGAAGAAAACGGTTCACAGGTCCTGACAAGCGAAAGGTAATGATGGAGGCAGCCGCCTGGGAAGCAGCTCATAAAAAGCGGCGTGGCGTACTGATCCTGGACGATGCCGTGAAGAACTTCCTTGCAGAGCAGGACGGAATCCTCAGCCCGGCTACTTTGAGGGGCTATACCAATATCGCCGCAGCTCTGCGGAATCTCTGCCCGGACTTCATGCAGATGGCCTGTGCCGAGATCGAGGAAGAGGATATCCGTGTCCTGATCTCTTTCATGCAGGCGGACGAGCTGTCGGCCAAGACGATTAAGAACCGCCTGGCTTTCATCTCCCGCGTCCTCTCCCGGAACAACTATGAGATGCCCATGTATTCCGCTCCGAGGATAGAGCTCCCCGAGCTGCACGTTCCCGACAGTATCACGGTGCGGCGGACGCTGAAGGCGGCAAAACAGGATAATCCGGAGCTCTGGCTCTGCATCATGCTGGCGGCCACCGGTCCGCTCCGTAGAGGTGAGATCGCCGCCCTGGGCAGGTCCGATATCGTCGGCGTGGATCCGATGGCCAACATCGATGTCGAAGCAAATGTGATTCATGTCGCCCACGACATGGTCCTTGGCCCGGACAAAGTCTGGCACATTTCTCTCCCGAAGACGAAGAGATCCGACAGGTATATCCTCATGCCGCACGAAGTGATCCAGGCGATCGCGGACCGCGGTTATGTGACGAACTGGAATCCTCAGCAGATCTTCAGCAAATTCTCCTGGCTGCTTCACAAGAACGGGATCGATCACTATCGGTTCCATGATCTCAGGCACTACTGCATCAGCGAACTGCTGGCCCAGGGAATCGAGGAGATCTATATCATGGAACGGTCCGGTCACGAGACGCTGGGGACCATGGCCAGATATAAGCACATTCTGAACAACCACCGGAAAACGGTGAACGATAAGATCCTGGAGAACTTCGCGAAACTCTCCGGCTGATGAAGAAAAACATCACTTGCGCGCCGCGCAAGCCGCGCGGATACTGGTGCCGCGCCAGTGAACCCGTGAACGAATCCGTGAACGAAACGGTTCCCGGACCCCGGAAAAACCGCGTAAAATCGTTGTCTGATTTTCTCCGATCACGGAAACGGAAAAACCCCGGAAGTACCGATTTTACGGTGACTCCGGGGTTTTCTTAGAGCAGGGGAAGAGGGATTCGAACCCCCGGCGCAATTCCGGCGCATCGCATAATTACGCTGTTCGGCGAATGCGTGAACGAAATCTTGAACGAAATTACTTTTTGACCGTAAGCACAGGGAAGAGAGCTTTCCATGTTTCGGTGCCTGCAACCCCGTCTGCTGCCAGTCCCCTGTCGATCTGGAACTTTCGCACTGCTGCCAGTGTATCGCTGCCAAAATCCCCATCGGCGCCGGCTCTGCCACAGCTGTAGCCCCAGTTGATCAGTGCCTCCTGTAGAGTTTTCACCCATATCCCCTGATACCCAAATCGTACCACAGGATAGGTTCCTGGATCCAGCGGATCAGGCCCGGATACCTTCGGTGTGGATACTGCTTCCGAGCCATACGTTATATTCACTGCTACATGGCTCTTTCGATTAAGGAGGATATCTCCGGGGAGCAGATACTTATCACTGGTCAGGAACTTCCTGTCCGTCAGTCGGATAAAGCCTGCTGCCATAAGAGGCTGCTCCATGTTCCAGGTAACTAATGACGGCTGAAGCCTCTGCAGAGTTGTGATTCCCATCTGATACCCTGCAGCGATAATTACTGCCATAGTCGAGCTGCTGCAGTCCGCCTCCACCGGCTTCCTGATCCGGTCTACGTTCCATCCGACAGTGGCCAGTGCATTATACATCGACAAGCGTTCACCCTGATCATAACCTATAAAGCTGTTGTTTGCCGCCCTGGTTGCGATACTGCCAATCATCTCCCCGACCTTAAGAGTAGGATATCTCAGTACGCAGTCCCACGGCCGGTTATACCAGGATCGGATCTCATACTCGCGTCCGGTCTGATCCCCAGCAGCTCCTCCGGAGTACTTCCCTCTTTCATCTTTTCCACAGTTGCTGATCATATATTCCTCCCCAAACAAAAAAGCGCTGCCGAAGCAACGCTTAAATAGCGAGAGGAGCACCCCACAGAATAGGCGCCCCTCTCAAGGAAGATCTAATTGTTTATATTGTAGCCGCATCCAATTTCTTTGCAAGTGCGTCCTGCAGAACTCGGGAATAATTAATTCCCTGTTTGTCAGCTTCGACACTCATCCAATACGGGATTGTGCAGTTTTTCTTAACATAACGGTTCGCAACTTTTTTCCTGTATTCAGCGAAATCTACGTCAACATATGTAACGATATCGCCTGCGTCTGCCTCAATTGCTTTGCTCCCGGGTATTGGCAGCGCTTTATTATCATCTTCCAGGTCAATGCCCAACAGGCCAATGGCGTCTCTTGCCATTGCCATAGCATCTGCAATAGATTCCCCTTCTGTTCCTGTTTCAAAATCGGGAATATCTACGATATAGCCCCTGTCTGCCTTTTTCAAACAGATGGGATATGCCTCCCTTGCCATCATTGCCCTCCTTCTTTCGCGCCTGTCTGTAGCGGGGAGTCGGGGCTTCACTGAAGCCCCGACCTTTTGATGATCGCTTTTGCAAGCTGCTCATTGATTTCCCGATGTCTCGGTACTGCTTCTGTGTGCTCTCCGTTGGTGTACAGATCGTGATTTGCACCGTTACGTTTGAGCCAGTACCCATTTTCAACGAGCTTCTTAATTAGATCTTCCCGTTTCATGTTTATCCTCCTCAACGGGGCATTTCCGCTACATTTATTATTATACGTATTGAATACGTATTGTCAAGAAGGAAGGCATTTTCTAAATACGATTTTCTTTAATCTTCATCGTGCGTACCGCGGCTTCGATAAGGTTATCCAGCTGCTGCGGATTGATTGAAATGCCACGCTCTGCCAGCTCTTCGAGGATCTGGCTGCAGACCTCTTCTTTCTTCTGCGCACCGGAAGCTCCGGACATGGTCTGCTGAGCTGCATAGACGGCAGCATTCACAATTGTCTGGATTACCTGCAGCTGCTCCGCTGACACATGGGCCTTGATCCAGGGGACAAGGTAGCCAAAAAGCGAAAGAAACGCCAGGCAGATGACGCCCTCAATTAGTTTCATCACTGCATCCATTTTCCAAATCCTCCCAATCTAAAAGGAGCAGGTCTTCGTCTTCCTGCTCCTCTTCTGCTGCCTCTTCGTCTGATATCCGTTTTTCCACCACGGGCTTTACCAGCTCGATCAGGGCTGTGATCACCAGCTCGACCACGCCGCCACCGAGGGCGTACTGGATAAGCGTATCCGGCACTGTGCCTTTGATGAAAAAAGTGATGATCATCATAACCACGAAGCCCACCCAGTAGACCATTACGCCGATAACAACCTTTTTCAGCATCCTCGTGGTCTTCTTCAAGTCATCACCTCCGACAGGAAGTCTCCCTGTTCCAGGCACTTCCGGTACTGGGCGCGTATGTTTTCGATGCTGAGAGTCGCCTCGTTGTTCGGGAATTCCGGATGACTCTTGCAGTAGGACTCATACTCATCCACGTCCTTCAGGGCATCGGAAAACTCCTCCTTGGTGTGTCGTTTATGCCGGATCAGCTCCCCGTTAAACCGCAGTATCCTGTTTCTGGCGGCTTTAGCATTCCGCTCGCCCTCCGACGCGCGATCTGCTTTCAGGCTCTCCTCGATTCCGTCGATTCTCTTATCAAGCCCGTCAATCCTCTTAATGATCTCGCCGTTGATCGCCCTGCCCAAGGACCGGAACGCCGCTGTGTACGGTTTTGCCTTGATCAGTGAAGACTTCTCTATCAGCCACATTATCCCCAGCAAAACCACTGCTATCAGCAATAGCCGTTCCGAAACCACTTCCTGCGCCAATGCAATCCAGTCTCTTGCTCCCTGTGCGGTCATCCTTAAATCTCCATAACAAAAGGCGCCTCCAGGGAGACGCCTGATTAACATCTGTTTACACCGGCCTCGGCCCGCAGATCATCAGTGCCTGTTCCTCCGTGATCGCTCCGGAGTCCGCATATGCCCAGACATCCGCAGCGGTGATCTTGTGCAGCTTGTACCTAGTTTTCACCCAGATGTACATTATTCATCACCTCCGATCATCATCTCCATGATGGCCGCAATGGCCTCCTCGTTTGCGCTTACCCTGTCCTCGATCGTAGGAGCTTCCTCTTCAGGCTGAGAAGCGTACGTCCACCAGGACTCGAAGTTCGCTTCGATCGCTGTCTTGGTCGCCGCCTGCCCGTCAGGCACAAAAAAGATCGCTTCGTCATACACGTAAGCGATCTCTGTCTCCCCTTCCTCATATTCAGTTGTGACCTTCCGGATGTTCTGTGCGAGCAGTGCCCTCGCCATTCCCTCCGGCAGGTGTTCAAGCCGCACCGAATCCGGCCTTGTAGCGCTCGTAACGTTCAAATTGAGCATAGACTCTTTCCCTCCTTCTCTTGCTGTCCTGGCTGCCGTAAAAGGCCGTCACGGCCTTCGCGATCGCCAGGAGCGTTGATGTGTGGTACTTTCTTTTCAGCTTATAGCTGTTGGACTGTACGATATACCCGTTATAGGCAATGATCTTCTGCGCCCGGACAAGTCTGAGAGTCCCGGTGCTCTGAAGCTCACGCCAGGCTCTGAGCCACTGTCTGCGGGCCGAAACAAACACTCTGCCGCGGATCGTGGTGTACGTGCGGTGAATGATGTAGCCGGCCATATCCAGGCCGGGGCAAGCCCTGCGTGAGGCCTTCTGTTCCTTCTTCCTGCCCTCTTCCGCTTCCGTCGGAAGAAGCAGTATGATCCCGGTACTCAGCTTGAGATCCAGGCCGAGATTTTTGGCAAGCCACTGTGAGAGCTGTTTCACTGCTTTCCGAAGCCCGGATTTTGTCGGAGCCATAATCCCGAAGTCATCCATGTAGGACTCCACACGGCTTACATAATAGGTAACCTTTCCCCGGCGTTCGTGTCCGCTGGAAAGCACTGCCCTCAGTGCATAGCTCATCACGAAATTGAAGAGCCACGCATCAAGGTACCCTCCGATGATCAGATGCCCCTCCGGCGCCAGCGTGCCCAGGAACTCCATCACTCGCAGTGTCCGTTTTGCTCTCGGTATCTCCCTGCGGATAATCCCGATCACACGGCTGTACATCGTCGTGCCATAGGCATGCCGGACGTCGGTCTTCTGGATGCACTTGATCTGCAGGCTGTCCCGATGGAGATAACGGCGCGCCTGGTCCTTAAGTCTGGTCTGGCCATGCCCGGGAATGGAAGCGTGCTGTGTGGGAAGGATCCTTGCATTCAGGAGCTTTTCGATGCTGAGCTTTACCACATGGCCAAGCAGCTGATGCCAGATATCCAGCGTGGCGATCTTCCTGATCTTACCGGAGCGGCCATCCACCCGTTCATCGATAATAACCGGCGCGATAAGATCTCCGAGGTTCTCCCCGCGCTCAACAGCCTCGACAACATCCATAAGCTCTGTGCCGATTACGTCCATTGCTTCCGCCTTGAGCAAGCAGGATCCGTCCAGTGCTTCCTTGCGCAAAGAAACGCGGTCGATACCTGCCCACTCTTCTATGAAGGTGAGGATATCATTCCGCGTCCATTTGCCCTGGAAGCACTCCGCGACGGCCCTGGTACAAAGGTTTATGTCAATGTCCGAGTATAACTTCGGCATAGTGATCTTTCTTAGTGAAGCGGCTTTTCGGTTGCGGCAGGGCCTTCGATATAGCAAATGCTATACAGGCTCCGCCTTATTACTACTCGCCGCGCGCATCGCCTGCAGCTTTGCGCCCTCATCGGTTTCGGGAATACATGATTTTGCCATTGGCAGGATACCATGACGCATTTCGCCGCCTGTCAGGCGGTTTCAGATTTATATCACTAAGAGAGCCGAGGCCGGCCATTCCAGTTCGTGTTACTGGGATTATTGTTACCATTCGCGCACGCGAGCCCGGCGTTCGTAGTGTTATTCAGATTACCGAAACGCCAGGGCGCGCGCACACCAGCGGAACCGACCACGCGCCATGATACCCCTATGGGTGTTGCCTGCTCCAAAGTATAACATAGAAAAGCTTTTGTAGCTTTAAGAGGGGCCTGCTGCCCCTCTGGACTTCGGCGGCTTACGCCGCCTCCGTCCATTCACCCCGCTTTTTACCCGATCCAGAAAGCCGAGGCCGGCCATGCCAGCCCGCGGTACCGGGATTATAGTAACCATACGCGCACGCGAGCCCGGCGCCCGTAGTGCTACCCAGAGCACCGAAACGCCAGGGCGCGCGCACACCAGCGGAACCGGTACGATAGAAGGCCGACTTGAAATATGTCGTCGAGCTTCCTCCGAACACTTCCGGCATAAGCACGCCCAAGGTATTTGAGACGAAGCGCTTTATCCAGTTCCAAGTACTCGCGGGCACATTTACCTTGATCCCGGTGCTCTCGTAGTTCTCTGTGATGCTCCCTGCCAGATTCTCGGAATCACGGCACTGGAATACTTCGTAATCGAAGGAGCCGTCGTCATTTTCGCTTGCCGTTACGTTCCACAGCGGATCGAGCCCTATAGCGTAAGCGCCATCCAGCACTTCCACGCCCGCCACCCGGAGCGGTGTCTTCCCGCTGGTCAGCGAGATCGGGCAGCCGTCCTTATGGTCCGGCAGCTTCTCCGTCTCGCCAGAGTACCAAGGAGCCGTGCTGACATACCCCGTCGCCGGGATATCGACGCCCTCCTCCAGATCCAGGTTCAGTGCGCCATAAGTAGTGCCGTCAATCTCGACGGTATCAATGGCGAGGATCCTCACGTTGTCACAGACATCCCAGTTTGCTGCTGTGTTGCGGTCTGTATTGGTTCCCTCCGGATGAGTCCCGAGCATGACACTGGATCCTACGAGGAAATTCGCTGCCTGCGCTTCGGTAAGCAGCACTCTCTTCGTATCTTCTTCCTCCAGGGCTACGACATACTGATAATTGTAGTTCGTGCAGCCCTCTGCGATTCCGCTGTTCTCCAGATCCCAGTGCCGCAGCTGCCACATATCCAGAAGCCACTCGCTGTCACAATCACACCACAGGCCCTCATAAAGGGAAGTGATCCTGGCTTTAGTCAGGCCGGTGTTTGCGCTGGCACGGTTATAGGGAGCCTTTCCTGCGCCCGAGGTAAGGCCTCCGGAGGAACTCAGACCGCCTCCGAAAGACGGGTGCCATGTCATGATCCTCTTCGTCCCGTCGGGGGCTACATCGCCCGCGTAGGGCCGGAATCCGCCCGCTCTTGTGGTTCGCCAGCTCTTGTAGTTGTACTCGCCGTCGTTGCTGGTGTGGATCCACAGCGCCAGGGAGAAAGTGTACACCGGGGCAAGCTCGCCGCTGATATCAAAGGCATTGTCGATCCCTTCGATAGCAATCACGTTCATGGTGCCGTCCTGGAGGCTCAGGGCATTTGCTCTGACATACCAGGTCATCGGATCCTCATCAGCCCAGTCCTGGACTGCAACAGTTGCCTCCGTGCAGAGCTGAGCCGGTGCGGCCATAGCCGCCAGATCGTCCATCGGCGTCATCTCCGTCGCTCCGGAGACAGCATCATCGTAGTAACGGAGGGTATAGGTCTTATGCTGTCCTGTATGGGCGAGCATGCTGAAGAACCGCTCCAGAATGTCATAGCGGTTTTCGCCCTGGACCATCGCTGCTACTGCACGCGGTGCCCAGGACTCAAAAACAGAGGTAGTGTTGGACCCGTCCAGGATGCTCTGGAATATGGCATCATACGCGGCATGATCCGCCGCATCCGTCAACTCCTCGGCAATTCTCTCCAGTCCCCTTTCAAGGATCTGATTGGTTCTCTGAAGAGTTTCGTCAAGGGCTATGGGCTTTGTGACTTCTTCGTAGGTTACCGGCATTACTCTTCTACCTCCTTTTTGTAGGTGATACATACCATTCCATCTGAAACAGACCAGGGTACCTGGGCAGCTGCTATTGCCTGCTCCGCTGCTTCTTCGGCATCGGCGGCTGCGTTCTCTGCCTGCTCAATCACGGCCTGCGCAGCTCCCAGTATTTGTTCCGCCCGTGCAACATCCTGGGTAGCCTGATCCGCTTTCTGAGAGGCGGTCGCTGCACTGCTGGTGGCTGATTCGGCAGACTGCAAAGCGCTAGCCGCCGCAGGCACTGCCTCCTCGGCCGCCGTCTCCGCTCTTCGGGCATTATCTGCAGTTTCCTGAAGCCAGCTCAGTTCACTCTCAGATGGCGTGCCCCCGTCGATTGCACCTGGTTCAACGACAAGGTAGAAATTCTTAGTGCCAAGCCGTTCACCGTCGGGAGGGTATATAACAAACTCTGATCGGCAGTTGCCCTGGACTACCGCCATCTGTTCTTCCAGCTCAAAGTAGATTGTCGAGCCGGAGCAGACTGCCGAAGCGATCACATAGTTACCGTCCGGCTTCATCACATGGATTTCTACCGTAGTCCCGGATGGCATGTCATATTCCTCACCCAGGTAAAGCAGATGGGCAAGAAAAGGACGGCCGATGTCATCCTGGGAACAGTGAATCAGTTTCTCCGGAGCGGCTCCGTCCGGAGTGAGATCCACCCAAAACTCATACGGTGTCATTCTGTTCCTCCTTCATCTTTTTATATGTCTTGGCCATGGCCTTGACTTTCCTGTCCAGTTTTGCCTGAGCTTCTTTGGCAGGGTCCTTCAGTACCTCCGGCTCCTTCTGTTCGATCGGAACAGGCTTATCATCGGCAGCTTTCTTCGCTTCCTCAAGAGCGATACTCAGCCGGTATTCCTTATCCGAAGCGGCTTTTCGGATTGCTTCGTTTTCTTCCTGCAGCTTCTGATTCTGTTTTCTCAGATACTCTACCTCAGCGCTGAGGGCTGCATTACTTCCGGTCAGCGCGGACTCTCTGCCCCGCAGCGTCCTCAGTTCTGTCTCCAGCCCTTCAAGCTTCGACTCGGCAGTTTTTGACATCACCTGCAGTTCAGCGTTCCGGTTCTGCAGCATGGCGTTCTCCTGCACAACCTGCCCGATGCAGTCGGTCAGAACCTTCGCCTTATCATCCAGCAGGCTTAAGGTGTGCCTGTAATTGCCATTGGCCTCCTCGAGCTCGGAATGGAAACGGGCGTGCTCTTCAGAGATCAGCTGTTCCAGCTTCTGCGCATACTCCAGACGGACGGCCGCGATTTCCTTATCTCTTTCCAGTTCATCATTCATGCCCGGTCCTCCGTTAATTGATATAGTGTACAGTACAGCTCATTGACCGCCTTCTATAGCAAGAGCATTTCAGAGTTGTACCGGAAAGGCTCCAGGCATGACCACTGCTGTTCTCGGGATAGCCCTGGGGTGAGTCTCCACCCCAAACCCAGTATGTTTCATTAGTTACTGTAGGAAAGAGGTCAACCCACAGCGTGCGTCCTGCTTCTACGGTGAATGAAAACTCCGTATATGTTTCGTCACTTCCCCTTGTGCCTGTCAGGGCAACACTTCGGACGCTGTATGCTTTCTTACCTGCGTTGTAGCTGGCCGACTCAGTATTCACACGGCTGTCGGCAAAAGTAATGCCCTGAGAGTAATTTAGGCTGGCCATGGCCTGGATATTCGCGGTCATCGTGGCGACTGATGCATTACTGGCTGTAGCAACGCCGCCGGTCCCGCTGCCGTCACGTCCGCCCGTGATCGCAGCGGCAATCCTGCTACAGCCATCCAGGAAATTTTGGTAGAGAGTTTTGATCACGCTGTTGGCAGGAGCCGCGTCCTCGGCACCCACTGTGATCACAGTGTTGTAGTCAGTCGTAAGTCCTGTGCCGTCCAGCTTCCCGTCAATTGCTTCCTCTGCCGCGTCCAGTGCAGCATCGATCCGGCTTTCCAGATCGTTCATCTCAGATGCGCTGAAGGCGTTTCCGGGCACGGACACCTGTCCTTCATTTCTGGTAACGTCGACTACCGTCTCTTCATTTGTGCTGACATTTTTCAACGTCCGGCGACCGGCATGCTCAACCTGCCTGTCCCGCCATGTCTTCTTCGTAAAGAAAGCCATTATAATACTCCTATTCCGTCTCCGGCATACAGTTCATCGCCCATATAGTCCAAGGCCCCATTATTTGTGATGTAAGTGAAGTGCACATCATGGAGTATCCGCTCGATCTTGTTGATCTTCTGCCACGTGTTCAGAGGCATGTCCGGTACCGAAGGTGTGTCTGCCTGTGAAGCGTAAGAAGACCGAATCACAGCCACATCGTCATGGATCTGCTGGAAGTCCGATGCCCGCGGCTTGTTTGCTTTGCTCCACTGTCTTGCGCGGTGCGCAACTCCGATTTCCGTGGCGATCGCGGCAATATCTGCCTCAATACGGTTCATGTCCGAAAGGTTGAGCGCTCCAGGCAGATCAGAGAGCCATCTGGCCTTCTGGGCCGTGGTCATATTGTGGTACCCTATTGCAGCGAGATTCCTGACTTCTTCCACGTCCTCATTAGTTCTGTCGAACTGGAAGCCCAGATTCCCCACGTATACGATCGACATCTCCGTCCCTCCTACAGCAGCTCATCCCCGGCGTAGAGATCCGGGACCGTCCCGCTGCCATCGGTCACGCCTGTATAGTTATGCACTGTGGTCAGCTTGTAGTATCCGAGCATGGTGCAGCTCTCCAGGAACCCGCCGGTCAGGTTTGTGTCAACCTTCTCAACGCCTGCCAGGAAGTTGCCATGTGAGCTGTCCGGATTCTCGACCTCTACCCAGCTTCCGCATCTGTGTTCCCCGGCCAGGCAGGATACGCGCAGGCTGTGGCGCAGCTGATAGTAATCCAGCGCCGCCTCCGCCTTCGCCCTTGCCAGCCGCTGGTCCATAAGTGTCCCTGTCAGGCTCTTCGTGCTCCTGACCATGCCTCCCTCGACAGCCTCTACCGATGCGGTGACTGCTACATTTGTACTCTGGTACTTTCGGGCAGATATGGTCACGGCCGCCGGCTCCGAGAGTGTGAAGGCTACCTGCAGCTGCTCCCGCTCGGTTACCGTCGCCTGCCCGGCTGTAGCCGTAACCGTGATAGATGCGGCCACCACCGGATCGTTGAACAGTACGGTATAGCTTCCCGCATCATATTCTGCCTGGGAGATCTGGCTGGCCTCTGCATCGGCTTCGTACTCGGTGTACTTGACAGTGACGTCGGACACGTAGTCGTTCACCTGCATTCGGGTGGAAAACTTCTGACTCCTGGGAATCACGATCGGTGCCAGCCGGTCTCTTTTCTTGATCGTCAGGACGTCCGTTTCTGTGGTTAGGACTATCGAGTCCGCTGCGAACAGGATCTCTCTCAGGGCTTTCCTGCAGGTCATCAGTTTCAGGCATCCATACAACGGGGTGCTGTAGGTCTCTGCGTCGATCTCATACTCGGTAATACCGCACCGGGCGAGTAAGCTTTCTATCAGCGGACCTGCCAGCACTCCAGCGAGGATCCCGCCCCCGGAGTAGTCATAGGTGTCCATGATTCCGAGATAATCTTCCAGAGTCAGCGTGGTCAGATTCTTCTCGCTAGCGTATTTCTTGAAAAACCATTTGCCCCGGAACTGCCGGACCCCGTCCTGGTACTCATAAGCTTTGGCGGTCTGTCCCTTCTGAAGAAGGTTGTGCAGGCCCTGTTGGTTGCCGATGTTGAACTCATTCGCGACATCGACGAATTTCATGGTGAGCTTATTCGTTGCCAGGTTATCCGAAAGCATGCTTACGGACTCGCTGCTCTTCGCTTCTTTGACTTCTGTTTCACCCCAGACATAGGTCTGTCCGTACTCGATCCGGTTCACCTTCGCATAAGAGAACGGATTGGCCTTCGTGATCGTCAGGACCACCTTCCGGAAATTCAGGACCGTGTTTCTGCAGAAATAATCCAAACGGTCCGGATGGTAGGTTTTGGCGTCGATCAGAACCCCGTCCCTGTCGTACCAGCTGACCTGGATCTCATACGGAAAGAAATCAAGGAAGTGGACCAGGACTCCGGAGCTGGAGTGGTTCTCTGTAAATGTATCTGTGATCGTCAGCGCCGGGGAGAACTCGCCGCTCCCGCCGGCCATGCTGTCTGAGAAGAACGGATAGACCGCGTCGCCTGGCATATGCCCTTTTGAACCGTCCAGAATGGAGAAGTTCTGCTCGAAGGTCATATACTCCTCAGCATCTCTCTCAGCAGCCAGGAGGCTCACTGACGATAAGGACTGATCCTCTCCCGTGACCGTATAATGGCTGTCGCTGTCAGCGGTCAGATCATAAAGCCTGTATTCGATTTCAAAGTGTGTTTTGGCCATCAGGGCGTCCTTGCCGGGGCCTGTGCGATGAACTTGCAGGCCAGATTCTGGAAGTCAGAGTGATCCTCATAGATCTTCAGATACTCGTCCGTTGCCTTGTTCACATAGGCCACGAATGTATATGTCCCGTGTCCTGTCGGAACTGTGATTGTGTGAAACTCAACCGGCTCCGTCAACTTGTCAAAAAGAGCTTCGTGCACCGACGTCTCCATCGTGCCGAAGCTCATGTCATAATTGTAATAGACGCCAATCAGTTCCCGGTGCAGGATGCCGTCTTCTGTCCTGTTCGCGTATTTGTCCAGGAACTGGCCTTCCCGCTTGATCGCCACCAGCGGGACGTCAAAGAAGGTGCCGTCAATGCTGATTCCCTGAGTAAATTCCATAGCGCCTCCTATACCGTCCCGAAAACGCCGTCCGCGGTGAGTCCGCGCCGCTGGATTGCCCCGATCATCGGATCGAGCAGCAGTTCTCCGGCCAGCTCGCCGTCAATGTTGATGACAACAGTGTTTACTCCGCCGGCGCCTTCCGCCTGCAAGGCGCTTCGTACTGCCTCTGTGATAGTACTCAGAGGCGCCTCGATGTTGGTCTGTCCTGCCGGCTGGTCGCCCAAGATCGCGGCAAACGGATTGCCTCCGCGGATCACCGCGCCATCGGCCAGGAGCGGGATCTGAGGAGCGGAAACTCTCGACAGATTAATGCCAAAAGATTCACCGCCCCATTTCGGCACCCAGTCTGGGATATCAAAGGACAGGGCATTCAGGGTATCAATGATCGAATTTATGCCCTCAGCCACAGCGGAAATCATCTTGTTAATGAACCCGATAATGCTGTTGACAATACCCTTGAGCGTATCGCGCATCCCGCCCCAGGCTGTATCCCATTTCTCCTTGACGGCATCCAGCACATTCCCGAGCTTCTCCTGGATGGCATCCCACTTTTCGGCGAGCTTATCATGGATCCATCCGACGATTTCAATGACCTTATCGTGGATAGCCTGCCATTTCTCATTCCAGTTCTTCTGGATTTCAGCGAGTTTATCGGTGATCTCCTTCTTAATCTCGGCGATCTTCTGCGGCAGAAGCACCGTGATCGCCGTCCAGATCGTGGAAAAGAAATCACTGACTGCCTGCCAGACTGTCTCCCAGGCTTCCTGGATCGCAGCCAGGCCTTCGTCCAGCGAGGTCTTAAACTCTTCCCACTTTTCCTGGAACCAGGAGCTCAGAGTCTCCCAGGCTTCAGCGAAGAACGTGGAAATCGCCTCCCACTTCTCAGCGAGCCAGGCAAGGAGTTCCTCGATCACCGTGCCGAGCCATTCTGTGATCAGAGCCCACGTCTCGGTCAGCCCGTTAAGGAGTCCATTGATGACATCCTGACCCAGCTCCGCCATAACCTTCGACGGACTATGCATGTCGAAGTTATCGCGGAAGGCATCCAGGAAGGGCTTCACGATGTTGTCGTATACCCAGGTGCCGATGCTCTTTATCGCATCCCAGCAGCCCTGCAGGAATCCTTCGATAACCGCAAGGCCTCCTGCCGCCCAGTCCTCCTCGGATATGTACTGATCAAAGTAGCCCCATATTGCGTCCGCAAGGTCAACCAGAACTTCCTCGACTAGGGTAGCAGCCGCACCTACAGCAGCGCCGATAAATTCAGCGATACTTGTGGCCAGGCCTTCCAGGTCGCCGCTGGTGATGAAATCGCCAAGCTCCTGTATGAGGAAATCCGCAACAGCTCTCCAGTCAATGCCTTCAATGATCCCGGTCAGAGTCTCAAAAAGTGCCGTTTTGAGTCGGATCAGTACTCCAAGGGCCTCCGACCAGTCAATCTCCTCGAAAGCGCTCTGCAGCCAGCGGCCGATACTTTCTCCAAACGCATGCCAATTGATGCCGCCGATAATGTCATAGATCACATCGACAAACTGGCTGATTGCCCGGCCGACAATCTGGCCGTTCTCTGACCAGACATCATGAAGGTAACCGTTACCGTCGAACAGCATCCCATGGGCCAGGACGTTGCAGGCCTGTACAAGATTCCGTGTGACGCCGTCCCAGTCGACACCGGTGATAAAACCGTACAGGGCGATGTTAAGATCAACGATGGCCTGCATGATGGCCTGAGA